TGATAGTAAAGAAATCTTTGCATTGATGGTCTAACACCCAAACTTTCACAACATCTCAAATAAGAGATGAATTCATACCAAGGTGCTGTAGGATCAGTGTCCGCCATATCTACACCTCATTGTGTGGAGATACTTGATAACTTCTTCCCTAACCTCCATCAGTTCATTATAGCACTTTTGATTGTGTGCACATTGGCGAAGTGATGAATCTGGTTTATGAACAGATTCAATAAAGATGTCAAGTCCTCTTAACATCTTATCTTCTTTAGATTCACCGTCAGGAATACTGTTCTGATCTTTCATTGGTTAATCCCACCAATACTGTAGATTATTTAAACAAGAATAAAATGCTGAAAATGGTTCACAATGTCCATAAACAATCATATCTTTAAGATTATCAATATAAGTTATAATTCCTCTGGTTACAGGGTTGTCCTGAATATAGTCTCTAAATTGAAATGTATCAAACTTTTCATTATAAACAAAATGGGGAAATTGATGCTCCCACCCCCTAAAGAATATATCATCCCTTTTTAGACCTTCTTCATTGTAAGATATCCATTCTCCAGTATCTTTATCCTTTCGAGTTTCCAATCCATCAAAATATCTTTCAGCAAGACTCTTATCGTTAACATATATCCTTTCCACCCACTCCGAACATAATTCGTGACACATCTTTTTAAATGTGCTGTTTTGTGCAGTAAAGACAAGATTGTAATCAATAAAGGCCCAGTTGGAGGTTTGATTTATAGTTTCTTTATACCTTGCAGAGTGATGAAGGATAGTAAATTGAGTTTCTAAATCATATCTTGTCATTTTATCATACAATTTTTGGGTTTAAATTTTACAATCTCAACAATAAGTTCTTCCTTAAGTTGAAAAGAAAGATCTTTATTATTGTTAATATTGCTTACTATTTTGTTTAGATCTTCGCAAGAAAAAGAAAAAGATGTTAATGATGCCAAAAGAATGTTAAACATAGTTAATGATCCTCCAACTTCAATTGATATTTATTTTTGAAGTTTCCAATGCTCATTACCAGATTTTTGAATCCAGAAGCAGTATTGGCGATTCAGTGAAACGAGGAAAAATTTATCAGCAGTTTCCTGTTCAATTTGACAAGAATGAAAACTATCCATAATGTTAAAAAAGCGGTTCTTCGCTTTTGAACTCTTTGGAGTTACGTTAATAAACTTCTTTTTGGTTGATGTCATACCAGTTTTAAATCTTCAGTAATTTTAGGTGCTTTTGAGTAAACTGTGTGAAGTTGTATGCCAGTTAGTCGATTGGCAACTTTGCTACACTTTTTCCTTTACGATGCTTTTCAATAAAGTTCCTTGCAGATTTTTCATTGCGACAGAGTTTAATTTGCTTACCTTTATGTATGATCATAAGTTGAGTGCCACTTATACCAAAAGGTATAGCAGCATAGACATTTGGATCCTCCCATTTGCCCACGATAAATCCATTTTCCATAAAATCCTCGTTTTTATTGCGGTGAAGGTGCCATAGGGCGTTTCGGGCGAAATTTCAAGTTTTTTGGGTTTTTGCTCTAGTGGTGGACTGGGTTCTCAGGGAGACTCATCCGAGACTCCCCGAGGGTGCTGCTCAGGGCAGGTTCACCGCCGAACCACAGAGTCAAGCATCTCACCCTTCTCAAACACAGTGTCAACAACACGCTGAAGTGCTCGCTCGGTGGCAATACCAACCTGAGAATAAACAGGCACAACACAGAGACCGAACTTCTTGGAATCGCTACCCAAGCGAAGAACCCGCCCGATAGTCTGAGTCATCTCAATCACATCCATATTACGGAGGAAGATAACAGTTTCCAGTTCGCTCACATTGATACCTTCAGAAAGGATGGAGCGGTGAAGAACAACAAAACGCTTGTTTGCGTCTTTGCCCCAAGCATTGAGAGTATTGAAGAATACCTCACGATTCACTTTCTGCCCATCAATCACAGCACCAGTTTTGCTGGTGATATAGAGATAGGAGTAACCACGCTGATGTAGTTGAGAAGCAAAATCGGTGAAACTCATCAGGTTGATGAGTTGCTTGGTGGTCTTCACACAAACAAGAATCTTCTTGGTATCAGTGTCATCGATAGTTTCCAGCACATTAGCACAATCAATGTTAGGATTGATTTGCTTTGCCTTGTGGATATCGAAGGTCTTTGCTTGAATCTTAGGAGGAATGATGTAACCACCTTCCACAAGTTCAGGAGCAGAAACACGGCAAATGATGTCACCGTAAACAGGAACATCATTCATTCCTGGTTTGTTGATAGTGACAGAAGTCTTGCGAGTTGCGGTGAAGAAGTAGCAGCGGTCAGCATCACCAGAGAAGAACTCTGTAGAGGGAAAGAAGTTACGCTTGACGCTATTGTGTGCCTCATCGAAGTAAATGGTGTTCACTTCGATGTCTGCTTGACGCACACGGTCAAGAGAGTTGTAGGTGGTGAAGATAACACAAGCATCACCAGCAGTGCGAGCAACATTAGCAAACATATGAATTTGCTCTGGTTTGGTGCTGCTGAAGTGAGAAGTTTCACCACTGTGAACATGCATCACATGCACACTCTTGCTATCAATCACCTCAAGGAATTCGCTACAGAGTTGCTCTGCGAGAAGAATGCGAGGGCACACAACAACAATGGTGGTAGAACCAATAGTGTCAATTTGTGCCTTAGCATCGGTAATCATAGTCAGAGTCTTACCAGCACCAGTAGGCATAATGAGTTGCCCTTTAGCATTAAGGCGCATAGCATCACAACCGCGTTGCTGTTGGGGGCGAAGAGTCAGAAGCATCGGGGTCGTTTGATTTCGATATATACATATTAACCCCCTTGACCGCGAAAGTCAAGGGGGTTGTGCCAGATATTAAAGTGTCACTTGTTTATCTGTAGGGTTAGTACATGCATACAACCTTCAGTATTAAGCAGCAAGAGCACCTTCGGGAATTTCAACAATCTCAGGCAGTTTGCTATCATCAAACTCGTGCATATTATAGCATACCCATTCACCATTGCGGAAGACATATGCGTATTCTTCGCTGTTATCAGGCAGCAAGTATTCTGCAAGGTCAGAATCAAGGCGAGGAGGACAATCACTACCATAATACTCAGGTTGATTGTCATTATTCCAGCAGACACTCATATCACCACCATCAATCAACTCTGCTGCTTTAGCACGAGTGTTGTAGTGAGTCTTCAGAATACGACCCAACCAAGACTCATAACCGTCCCAATGATGGTAGGCAGACAGGATAGAACCATCAGAGAGTTCGATACCAATGCGAGAACGAGTTGCCATTGTGGTGTTTTTTGATTACCTTGTAATTATAGGGCATCCATCAGGAGATGGGAGGTACCTTGTGCCAGTTTCTCAAGTGGTAAAGTGGTCACAATATCAATTAATTGGAATTAATCTTGGGGAAGTTTCACCAATTAACTTATATGCTATCCAAGAATTATCACTAAAAACATATGCATAGTGAGCACTATTATCTGATGCATACGCAAGGTATTCATTTAAATCTTGATGAGTCTGAAAAGGAAGATCTAAACCAATATTTGAGTAGTAATCTGGACCAAACTCATCTACCAAAACTGGATCAGAATTAAGAACAGATCTTTTATCAGTCCAACAAGAAATTATATCACCTCCACTAATCAAATTTGATACATTTTCTTCAGTATTATAATGCGATTCTAAATTACGACCCAATGCAACAGTTTGTCCTAAGTGTTTATGAAAAACTGACTGAATCGTTCCATCCGAAAGTTTAATTCCGATTCTACTAGGGACCATAAGAAAAATTAAATTAAGTATTGATTATTTAGAATTAATTATGGAAACATTGGATAATTATCTGGAGGTTTAGGTGGACCAGAGCGATCAAATTTTGACAATTGATATCCTTCCCTCAATGCTTGATTGATAATGTTGTCGTAAGAATGGGATCGCAAAGGAATGTTCCTGTGGAGAAGAAAGTCTTCACAATCTTCTGCCAGGAGTTCCTTTTGCTCGTGAGAAAGTGTTTCTAAATCAAGCATCATTTCATTCATAATCAAAGGTGACATTTTCTTCTGGAAAATCAGATTCAATCTTTTCAATCATTTCTTCCAAATCATACTCTTCAAATTCAATCATTGCGAGCAATTTACGGTCAAGCATAACTTCTTCAGTAGTAGACATCAATTTGAAAACAGACATTTTGATTTGAGGTAAATGAAGTTTCTTACTAATAATTTAGCATCGAAACCAAATTAAATCAAGTGAGATTGTTGTCGTTTAATTTCACACTTAATTGGAATTAACTTCGAGTACAAATATTCTTCATACTGATTCTCTTTGAGCAATTCAATCAGATTATCAATCTGAATCTCTGCTAGTAAAAGTTTTGCGAGTTTTTCCATTGTAATTTTTGAAAAATTGCTTTTCAATGTTGTCTAGATGATTAAACTTTTCAGAAAATAAGGTAAAGAATGCCCATCCAACTCCAGCACTAATGATTAGAAAGTAAATCAGCATTCATCCATAGGTAGATGATCAAATTTTTTTTCTTCAGTTTTCTTTGAAGTTACACGAACATTGTAAGGACTGCTGTAAAAGCGACGGAAAGCAGTAACAATAATGAGAAGCGTCGAAAGAATACCAACAAACCCAAGGAAGGTGGTAACATCGCCGTTAAAGTTCAGTGTGTCAGGTGTCATTTTGCGTAGATACAGTTAGGGTTTGCAGGTTGCTCAGCACAGATTCTATCATATGCTTCAAACATTTTGGCATCTCGATTTGCAAGAAT